AAAGCCATAACAGCATTAAAGAATGTAAATACACAGGCACAAAAGTTTAATCAAACTGTAAACGGAACAAATAGCAAATTAAAAGACGCAAATAGAGCTTTACCTATACTTGGCAAGTCATTTTTTGGTGCTGGTGCTGGTGCTAAAGGTGCGGCTTTAGGGTTTAGAACTGCTGGGGTTGCATTGGCAACAGCATTAGGGCCACTTACTGCTGGACTTACTTTAGTAGCTGGATTAACAAAAGCATTTCAAAATTTAGCGGCTGCTGACTTTGCAAGTACAAAGGTTAAAACTTTGGGTGTTGATGTAGAGGCACTCAAACCACAGCTTGCAAGTTTATCAAATGAATTAAGTGGACAAGCTTCACAGCTTGATTTACTAGCAGCTTCTTATGATGTGGCATCTGCTGGCTTTGGTGAGACTGCTCAACTAACAGATGTTTTGAAGGCATCACAGTTAGGTGCGACTGGTGGATTTTCTGATTTAGCTACAGTTGCTGATGCTACTACTTCAGTTCTTAACTCTTATGGACTTGAATCAGACAAAGCCGCAAAACTAATTGATGGATTTATACAGACTCAAAATGACGGTAAAATTGTTGTTGACCAATATGCAAAACAAATAGGTCGTATTGCACCAATAGCCTCTGGTGCTGGTATAGGCATAGAAGAATTAAACGCTGCTATTTCATCTGTAACTGCGGCTGGTGTTCCTGTTGAATCAACCTTTGCTGGATTAAGACAAGTTATAGCTTCAATACAAAAACCTACAAGTGAAGCTTCCAAAATTGCAGAAAAGCTTGGTATAGACTTTAGTGCCGCAGCTTTAAATTCAAAAGGACTTAGTGGAGTTTTAGAGGATATAGTTGCCAATGGTGGGGCAAGTGCAGAGAATCTTTCTAAATTATTTGGAAGTGTTGAAGCACTTACAGCAATACAACCATTGTTAAATGATGGTTTAGTATCTTTCAATAAAAATTTAGAAAATCAAGCAAAAGCTCAAGACGTTGCTGCAAAAGCGGCATTTCAAGCACAAAATACAATACAAGGACAACTGCAAAGATTAGGGGCTGCGTTTACAAACCTGACAACTGAAGGTTCTGAGTTTGGTATTGCAATAAGAGAAGTAATAAAAGTTGCTGCTGTTACTGTTGAGGCTTTAAAAAGTGCTTTTGAGATTGGTATTCTTGCACCAATACGGTTGATAGTAGGATTTGTTAAACAGCTAGGCACTGTTATTGGTCAGGCTTTAGGCATAGAGGCTACAAATGTTTTATTTAATTTAGAACAAGGGTGGATAGGTATTAAAGAGGCAATCACAGATTTAGTAGGTAGAGCAGAGTTTATAGGCAAAGTTATTGGTCAAGTGGTAGCAGTATCAATAAGAAATGTCATTCAATTACAAAAGAAAATAATAGAAGGGTTTATTAAGGCTACAGAGCCTGTGGTCAAATTTTTTCAAGGTATTCAGCAATCCGTGGGAAAAGTTACCACAAATATAGTGAAATTTTTTAGACAGGCTTTTCAAAAATTAGTTGATCTTATACCAGAACCATTAAAAAAATTGCTTGGTGGTTTAGAGCTTCCAAAACTTAATTTCGATCTAGCCATACCAGAATTTCCAAATCCATTTGAAGGTTTAAAAGAAAAGCTAGGAGAGTTAAAAGAAGGGGCTATAGAATTTTTTGAACTTGAATCATTGATTACAGCGGAAAACAATAAACAATTAGATGCAAAAAACAAAATTGTAGCAACGCTACCAAACATAAAAAAAGGAGTAGAACAACTCACACAGGCAGAAACAAAGGCAAAAGAAGAGGCAGATAAATTAAAAGAAACATTTAAAGGTATTGGTGAATCTGTAAGAAGTGATCTAGTTACAGGTTTAAGAGAAGCAATAAATGGAAGTAAAACTTTTGGACAAGCAATATCTGGGGTATTAAATAATTTAAAAAATAAATTACTTGATATTGCACTTGATAAAGCCATTAGTGGTATTGGTAAGGCTCTCGGAGGTGGCGGAGGTGGCGGAATCTTTGGTAGTTTTTTAGGTGGATTATTTGGAAAAGAAAGAGGCGGTAGAGTATCGGCTGGCGGTGCTTTTGTCGTTGGAGAGAGAGGCCCAGAAATTTTGCAAATGGGATCAAAAGGTGGCAATATAATTCCAAATAGCCAAATCGGTGGGGGAGGTGATTCTGTTGTGAATAATATCTCTATTAGTGTTGACGCATCTGGATCATCTGTAAGTGGTTCTTCTGCTGAAGGTAATCAGTTAGGTCAACAACTTGCTGGTGCAATTCAAGCGGAGCTTATTAAACAAAAACGTGCTGGAGGTTTATTGGCATAATGGCTACTTTTCCAAGCATTACTCCTCAATATTCAACACAAGAAACTGTTGTACAGGACAGCTTAAGAATTAAATTAGGTGATGGTTATGAACAGCGTTTTGTATCTGGATTACCAGCAAACAAAAGATTAATTAGTTTAAATTTAACTTTTAATGTTTCTACAACAGACGCTGATACAATAGACACCTTTTTAGATGCAAGATTTGATGACCAAGCAAACTTTGATTTCACACCGCCACATCATTCTTCAGCTTTAAAATTTATATGCACTGCGAGAAGTAGAACAGCAATATTAAATAATAGAGTCACCATGAATTTAACTTTTGAACAGGTGGCAGAACCATAATGGCAATACCAGTATCTGAACTACAAAAACTAAACCCCAGTGCAAGAATTGAACTTTTTGTACTGGAGCTTGTAGAGGGTTTGCATTATGCAACTGGTAATCCATCTAATGTCCCTACAGTTTACAGATTTCATGCTGGTTCAAATATGAACACGAATGCAGAAATTATTTGGCAAGGTAATACATATCAGCGTTTACCAGTTGAGTTTCAAGGTGCTGAGTTCTCAGGAAGAGGGCAAGTTCCAAGGCCAACTATAAGTGTTGCAAATTTAGGTGGAATTGAAAGAAGTGGATCAGTTTTAACTGTTACAGATTTGTTGACTATTGTAAATTTAACAACTCCTCATAATGATTTAGCTGATGCCAAATTTACTCGCATAACAACTCTTGCAAGTGAACTTGATGCGGCTAACTTTCCTAGTAGTAGCAATCCATTTGGTACACCATCATCAAATGAACTACCTCAAGAAATATTTTTTATTGATAGAAAAGTTAGTGAATCAAGGGATCTTGTACAGTTTGAACTTGTAGGAGCTTTGGATCAAGCAAATGTTAAATTACCAAGAAGGCAAGTCACAAGAAATGAGTTTGCTGGGGTGGGTACATTTATAACTTCATGATGGATTACAGTTGGAAGCAAGATGCTATAAATCACGCAAAACAATGCGACCCTGAGGAATCATGCGGAATCATTGGAATAATTAACAATAAAGAAAAATATTTTCCATGTAGAAATATATCTAATCAAATTAAAACTGAATCTTTTGTTATTGATCCTTTGGATTATGCTGATGTAGAGGATGAAGTAGATGAAATTGTAGGAATTGTTCACAGTCACCCGCAAGATATTCTTGAATTTTCAGAGGGGGATAAATATAGCTGCAAAACTATTGATTTAACTTTTTACCTCGTTTCTCCAAAATCAGATAAAATAAAAGTAATGAATCCAAGTGAGATAGATGCTTAAAAAAATTAAAGTTTATGGAACATTAAGAAAATTTCTTGGTCAGGCTGAGTTTGAAGTTGATTTAAATACTCCTAGAGAAGCATTAAGTTTTTTGAAATGCAATTTTGAAGGGATTGAAAAGCATATGTCAGAACAGATTTATACGATACAATGCGGAGCAAAAGTTATAACAGAAGATTTACTTAACTTCTGTTCTCAAGATGATATAAGAATAATACCTGTGGTTCATGGAAATTTCTTTGGAATTATTTTAGGTGCAATAGGTTTGTTTGGGGGTGGCACTATTGGTGGTTTGTTTGGGGGTGGACTGCTATCAACTTTAATCACATCAACATTAACGTCTATTGGAACAAGTATGTTGGTTGATGGTGTTACAAGTTTGCTATCACCCCAACAAAACAACCTTTCACCAACAGGACAGGATAGTTTAGACCCAGCAGCTTTAGCCTCTAACTATTCTTTTACAGGACTGACAAATATTTCAAGAGCTGGTGTACCAGTTAACTTAGTATATGGAGAAATTTTAGTCGGAAGCATTGTTGTTTCTAATGGTGTTGATACAGTTCAAGTAGAGGGTAACAACTAGTGGCAAGAATTACTCAAGGTCAACTTGGATTAATTACAAATCCAGATTTACCAAAAGATGCACTATCTTCAAAGCAGTTTAATACGATAGTAGAACTATTGGGCGAGGGAGAGATAGAGGGATCGGCAACAGCATCAAAAGCAGGGATTACAGATAAAACATCAACTGCCTACTTCAATGCTTTTAAAAAAGATATTTTCTTAAACAATACACAAGTATTACAGGAAGCCGCAAGCAATACAGCCCCACAAGATAGTGATTTTAATTTTAAAGATGTTGGTTTTGATTTTAGATTAGGCACTGCAAATCAGACATTTATTGAAGGGATTTCAAGTATAGAGACTGAAACTCTTATTGGAACAACTGTAACAGTAGGAAATCCTGTAACTCACACAGTTTCGCAATCTAATATTAATGCTGTCAGAGTAACTTTAAGATTTCCTTTGATGCAAAAGTTTGAGGATAATGGAGACATTAACGGAGTATCAGTAAATCTGTTGATAAAAACTATTGAAAATGATGGAACCACAACTACGGTTATAGATGACACTGTTGAAGGTAGATCAACAAACGCATATTTCAGAGACTACATTGTAAAGTTAAAGTCAACAACATCTTTTCCTGTTGCTGTAAGAGTTGAGAGAGTTACAGAGGACAGTTCAGAACCTACCTTAGTTAACGCTTTTCAATTTAATGCAGCCACTAATATTATTTTCGAACAAAATGCCTATCCAAATACTGCTCACACTGCATTAAGGTTTAACGCTGAGCAGTTTCCAAGAGTTCCAAAAAGAGTATATAGAATAAGAGGTCGTAAGGTTAAGATTCCACATAATGCAACTGTTAACTTGCAGACAGGAGCAATTTCATATGCTGGTACTTTCAATGGAACATTTAAAACAAATAAGGAGTGGACAACTGACCCAGCTTGGATACTTTATGATTTACTTACAGAAACTAGGGCTGGCTGTGGTATTCCAGAATCAAATCTTGATAAATTTACTTTTAAGACAGTCAGTGAATATTGTGGAACTTTAGTAGATGCTGGAAATGGTGATGGATCTACAGAACCACGTTTCAGTTGCAATATAAATATAACTCAACAGCAAGAGGCATATTCATTGATAAATTCACTTTGTTCTGTTATGCGTGTAATGCCATTTTATTCTGCTGGTGGTATTGCTATATCACAAGATGCTCCTAAAGATCCAAGTTATATTTTTACAAATGCAAACGTCACTGAAGGAGGTTTTCTTTACGCTGGTTCAAGTTTAAAAACTAGACACACAGTAATTAATGTTAGTTATTTTGACATGGTTACTCAAGACGTTGACATTGAAGTTGTGGAGGCTGATGCTGCGACACAAGCAAAATATGGTGTAGTTGTAAAAAATATAAGAGCTTTTGCTACAACTAGCCGTAATCAGGCAAGAAGATTAGGCCGTTGGTTTTTGTACAATGAGCAAAATTCTGGTGAGACTTGTTCTTTTATAACAACTGCGGCCGCTGGTGCATTAGTGAGATGTGGTGATGTAATAGAAATATCTGACAGACTAAAAGCTGGAGTAAGGCGTGGAGGTCTTTTAAAAAGCGTTACTAATACAACAACAGTGGTTCTTGATGATTCAGCTAATACTGATATTCCTAGTCTTGGTGCAAGTCCAACTATTTCTGTAATTTTGCCTGATGGTAGTTTAGAGCAAAAGACAATCAGCAATATTTCTGGAACAACAATAACTGTTTCTTCTGCCTTTAGTGCCGCCCCAAATCAACACGCACCATTTATTCTAGAAACTTCAACTTTAGAAACAACTACATGGAGAGTTATTACTGTCAAAGAAAATGAAGATAAAACCTTTGCAATTACAGCTCTATCTCATAATTCTGGTAAATATGCCTTTGTTGAAGATGGCACAGCTTTACCAACAAGAAATATAACAACGCTTACTGAAGTGAAAGACCCACCAGAGGGATTATCAGCTTCAGAAAAAATTGTAGTAATTAATGGGACTGCTGTTCCAAAAATTATTCTTGATTGGATTCCGCAAGCTGGTGTATCAAAATACCAAGTCCAGTACAGAGCTAACAATGGTGATTTTAAAACTATAGAGAGTCCATCAAGTAATGCTGAAATATTTAACACTGATGTTGGTACTTATGAATTTAGAGTATTTAGTTTCAATGCATTAGGTCAACCATCAAGAACTCCAGCAGAACTTACTTTTGAAGCTGTTGGTAAAACTGCCCCACCAGCTAACATCACAGGTCTTACCTATGAACCATTAACAGATAAACTAGCAAGGCTTAGATGGAACCCACCAACAGAAGCTGACGTTATTGCAGGGGGAAAAATTTTCATAAGACATACACCAGACAGCACAGGAAATGGTACTTTTTCAAATGCAACTGATTTAGTTACTGCGGTTGCTGGTAATACAAGTTCTGTTGAAATACCTATTTTGGCTGGTGAAGTAATACTTAGATCACAAGATGATGGTGGTCGTTTTAGTACTGGTGAAACATCTGTGATTATTGACCCACCTGACCCTTTACCAGCTTTAGTTACACAGACAAGAAGAGAAGATCAAGACAACCCAAAATTTCAAGGAACAAATGTAAATACAGCTTTTGATAGTGCTTCAAATTCATTGACTTTAGCTGGTGTTGGTTTATTTGATACTATTACTGATTTTGACAATGAAGCTAGTATTGACTTTGTTGGAGGTGTTGCCCCCTCTGGTACTTACGAATTTGGTGGCAGTGCTGGGGGTACTTTCTTAGATTTGGGGGGAGTATTTGCTTTAGACCTTAAAAGGCACATGAAATCTCAAGCTATATTTCCAAATGATTTACTGGATAGCAGAGGATTAATTGACAGCTTACAAGATTTTGACGGTACAGACAGTGTAGATGTTAACGCTATTTTGGAAGTTAATGTCACACAAGATGACCCTAGTTCTGGTTCTGCTACTTATGCTGGATTTCAAACTTTTGCCAATGGAACATATAAAGGTCGTGGATTTAAGTTTAGAACTACTTTGACATCTAACGACTCAGCCCAAACAATACAAGTCACAGAATTAGGTTACACAGCAACTTTACAAAGAAGAACAGAATCAGGGACACAGACATCAAGCGGCCTAACTACTGTTAATTTTGATTCTCCTTTCTTTGTTGGTACAAGTTCTCTTTTAGGTGCAAATAGTCAGTTGCCATCTATAGGAATAACAGCAAGTGATCTACAAGCTGGTGACTTTTTTACCTTATCAGATATAACTGCTTCATCATTTAAAGTCCAATTTAAAAACAGCTCTGGTGCTTCAGTTAATAGAAATTTTAATTTTACTGCCGTGGGGTTTGGTAAAGGTGGATAAAACAGCTATTATAGAAAAAATTGCTTTAAAATAAATGGCAAGAGTCGACAATACTGGTGGCACAGGTTTTACAGTTGATAACGGAACTGGTCTTGTTGTAAGAACAAAATTAAATCAAATAATCGCTGCACTCAGCACCACCAATCAAGGCTCTGGTGATCCGACAATCGGTGTTGCAGCTTTCGTTCAACATATTGATGGTAATACTTTAAAAATTAGAAACGCTGCAAATAATGCCTTTGTAACTTTAGGTGATGTAAGTCTTACAAACTTTGGTCATGCTTCTTTATCTTCAGAAAATACATTTACAGCAAGAGCAACTTTTAATGTTACTTCTTCAATAACTTTACCTTCTGGAACAACGGCTCAGAGAGACGGCAGCCCAGCAGTGGGTATGATACGTCATAACAGTCAAACAAACCAGTTTGAAGGTTATAACAATGGTGCTTGGGGTTCATTAAGTGGTGCTAGTGGTATATCAAACGTAGTTGATGACACATCACCTCAACTTGGCGGTAACTTAGATGTTCAAGCCAATGAATTAAACACTTCTACAACAAACGGAAATATAAAAGTAACCCCAAACGGTACAGGATTATTTGAGGTTAAAGGAAATACCAATGATGGAACTATACAGCTTAACTGCAATCAAAACTCTCATGGTGTAAAAATAAAGTCCCCAGCCCATAGTGCTGGACAATCCTATACCATGATTCTGCCTGACAACCAGATTGCGGCCGATAAATTTTTAAAAGTAAAAAGTATTTCTGGTTCTGGTGCAACAGCTATCGGACAGCTTGAGTATGCAGATGGTGGGGGTGGAGCTACTGGTGGTGGCGGTGAGAAAATTTTTCACGAATCTGAAAATGAAATGAATAACTCATACACAATATCAACAAATCATAATGCTTTAGTTGCTGGCCCCCTCACTATTGCGAGTGGTGCTACACTAACAATAAATAGTCCTTCAGTTGTAACGATTCCATAATGGCTTTAGTACTTGATGGCGGTGCAAATACAATTACCAATCTGGTAATTAATTCAGCAAATATTACTGACGGCAGTATTGTTAACGCAGATATAAATGCTAGTGCTGCAATAGCTAGTTCAAAAATTGCTGGTGGTTTAGGTAAAATTCTTCAAGTTGTTTCTGTAACTAAAACTGACACACAAAGTTTCTTATCAACAAGTTTTGCAGATATTTCAGGACTTTCCGCTTCAATTACTCTTTCAAATAGTAGTAATAAAGTTTTTATTTTGGCAAATATTTATACCAGTAAAGGTAGTGTCGCAGAAATCATAAATTTTGTTCGTGATAGTACAAATATAGCTCAACCAAGTGGCTCGGCTACTAGAGAAGCAACTTTGTTTGGATATAATTCAGCTACTTTAAATATGCAGACACAGAGTATGTCTTTTTTAGATACACCAAATGATACTAATGCTCACACATATAAGTTACAGTTAAAAGGCACCAATACGAATGCTTATATTTATGTGAACAGATATTATGGTTCAGATGATTATTACGGAGTTAGCACTCTAACTCTTATGGAGGTAGCAGCATAATGGCAAGTATTAACTTAAAACATACATCTGGAAACGGAACAATTTTAAATAGTCCAGCAGCTAATCCCAGCTCTGATATTACTTTAAAATTACCATCTACAACTGGTTCTGCTGGTCAGGTTTTAAGTGTAGCAAGTGCAAACCATAGCTCAACAAATGCAGAACTTGAGTTTGCGGCTGCTGCTGGGGGTAAAATAGTACAAGTCAAATCTGTATCAAAACTTGACACTTTTTCTATAACTAGCCCAACAGCTTTTCAATATTATGATGTTACAGGTTTAGACAATCTACAAATTACAACGACAGGTTCTAATAAAGTCATTGTTTTTATGACAGTACATATTGGAATGCAGTACTCTGGTTACAGAGTTTTTATGAAAGGAATAAGAATAACAGGCGGTGTTTATACTAATTTATCTTATCCAAGTTCATCAACCGATTCAATTGAAGCCTCCTCCACTGTGGTTTCAGCATCTAATACTCCTCATGCAAGAGTTGCTTATCCTTTACACATTGTTGGATTTGAAGATAGTCCAAGTGCAGGAACTCATCAATATGGTATTCAAATTGGAACTGCAAATACAACTGCGATATACACAGGGAGACCATATGCTGGGACAAATAATAGTTCTTATGGAATGAGTCCTTCTGGAACTATTACACTTTATGAGGTGGAGGCATAATTATGTTAGACCATGAAGCTATAGCAAAAGCATATCCAAATGCTCTCACGATTGATGATGGTAAAGGTGCTTTTGATAAAGACGGCAAATCTATTACCTTAGAGCAAAGCAAGATAGATGCTGCACGAACCACGCTAAACGCTGAAGCTGCTGCAATAGCTTATCAAGGTCAACGTCAAGCTGAGTATCCACCTATTGAAGATCAGCTTGATTCCATCTATCATAATGGTATAGATGGCTGGAAAACTACTATCAAAGCTATCAAAGACAAGTATCCTAAACCTAGTTAATTATGTCTCTTGACCATGAAGCCATATATGAGGCTTACAAATCTGAAAGTAAACCAGTTGTTACTATAGACGACACTGCTGGGGCTTTTGATGCTGACGGTAATAAAGTCACTCTTGATGATGCAAAGGTAGCTGCGGCTCGTAAGAGCCTTGATGATGCGGCTGCACTTGTAGCTTACAAGTTAAAAAGAACTGGAGAAGATGGCACGACAGACACAATCTATCCAACAATAGGTGACCAGTTAGATAATCTGTACAAAGACATTGTTGCTGGTACATTAACTACATCAGGTGCTTTTGCAACTGCAATCAAAGCTACTAAAGACAAATATCCAAAACCATGAGTAGAGTAATTGCTAACGCCTACAGACATACTGCCGCTTCAGCAGATGCAATCACACTAGATTCTTCTGGTAATGTAACCTTTCCAGCAAATGCAACTTGTTCTGGGACAGCAACAGGCTTTGGTGGTGGTAAAATTCTTCAAGTTGTGCAGGCCTATAAAACAGATACTTTTTCTGCAAGTTTATCAGTAGGTGCTTTTTCTTCAGCAGTATTAACTCAGTCTATTACACCAGCAAGTGCATCTAATAAAATATTAGTTCTATGCACTCTTCATGTTGCAACTGGTTCTGGTACTTCTGGTTGTGGAGCTAAATTACAAAGAGACGGTTCAGACATTGGTCTTGCAGATGCTGATGGAAATAGAGCAAGAGGTGTCGGTGCAGGTATTGGTAGTGGTGTAAGTTCAAGGGTGCAATCAAATATACAAATGACATTTTTAGATTCACCAAATTCAACCTCTGCGTTATCTTATACGGCTCATATAAAAACTGGATATAATGGAACACAAAATGTTTTTCTTAATAGAGAACAAGGTGATAGTAATCTAAGTTCTGTAACTAGGCCAACTTCTTCTTTAACTCTCATGGAGATAGAAGCTTAATTAACTTTTTCCATTTGTCTAGTCATAAAAGACATCGTTAGATATAAAGGTGCTAATGCACATATTCCAGCAAAAGTTATAATTGTAACAGGCACTAACGCCTTTAAAAATGCCTCTCTAATCATGTTCCAAAGATGTTCCAAAAAATTTGTCAGATAGCTTCATTGTTGTCTCTATTTCTTACCTTGTCAATGCTAGGCGGTTCATACTATGCTTACCGATTTGTTACCAGTGAACAGTTTAAGGCAAGAGTTATGAATGAGGTGCTTGATAATGTGCAAGGCATGATGCCTAAGGTTTTAGATAACGCTTTACCAGATATGACAGGGCCATCTATTCAACTTCCAGAAAAAAAAGAAAAAATTAATTTGTGAACTACATAAAAAGAACACAAAATAGGATAAAAACAAGATTTATAGCTTGTTTAGCTTTGATTACATCAGTAATGACATTTGGATCGGGGTTTATGGTGTTTTTATATATGAAAAGTCCAGCTTTTGAAAATCAGTTATTAGGACAAGTTATGAAACATATGGATTGGATTGTTGAAAATGAGTTTGAAAAGCAAATAGATAAATTAAAACCAAGACCTGTTGTTGACCTAAATGACGAAAATGCATGGTTCTGGAATTACATAAAAGAAAGAAATAAAAAGTATATAGAATGGGAAACAGAAGGTAAGTGGAAATAACAAGTGATTTTTGGGTTTTTAAAAAAGTTAATCAAATACTACATAGATAAATTAATACATTGGATGCGTATGACTAAATTTAATTTAGAACTAGACAATGAAATACAAAAATATCACGAAGAATTAGATAAAAAAGTAAAAAAACCAGAGATTAGAGAAGTTGGTAAGTTTGGAGAAGATGGCTGGTCTATTTCTATCGGAGACATAAAAGATGGAGATTCCAGAGATTAGTGTAAGACAAATAAATATTCCAGAGGTGTATATTCCTGAGATATACAAGCCTGATCCTGTATTGCCTGTAATAACAAATTTAGAAATAGATGTTGTAGGTTGTACTTATCAGCATAGAGATATAGAAAACACTGGTAATACTCAACTTTTACTTGATGACCCAAACGGAGTGTTTCTGACCTGTGGTGAATCTTTATTTCCTAGCTTTTACCCTATCGACTACAGACCAGATCAGTTGGTAATTACTGAAGATTTACCAATTACAAATGATGCCCCACCTATGCCAGAGTCAGATATTCCAAAGACTAAAACACCAGAAAAGAAAAAAGAAGAGCTAGTAATCCCAGAATGTCCAAGTAGAAAAGATCAACAAATTGGGGATTACAGAAACTCAAAACGCACTTCCAGAGTGGTCGGTCATAAGCTATCCTCGGACAAATCAGAGTGCATTACCCTTTATGAGGACGTACCCTTTCGAGAAACTTTTATTGGTACACCTGAGGTACTTATTTCTACTGCTGCTATTGGTTTGGTCGCTGGTGGTTCTGCGGCTCTTGTCCCTATAATTCAAGGAATTGCAAAGGCTGGTATTAAGAAGTTAGGCAAGCATTTTTCTAAAAAAAACAAGGTATAAACATAAGCAAAGGATTTTACAAGCCCTTTACAGGCGATTTAAAAGCCTTATTTTTTTTCGATTTTATGAGTATGAGGCAAAACTTGGTTTGGTAGTGGTATAAGCTTTACATCTTTACAAGTGACTGCGTGTTCACCTGTCAGAACTACTCCGAGCTTTGCCTGTTTACCGCATACCTCTAGCCTATACAAAGCCATTTCTAATTTAGTTTTTTTGATTAATAACTCTTGAGCTTCAATATTTACAGCCGCAGCTTTTTTACATAGTTCCCCACCATTACCCAAAGGAATATTAAATTGCATTGATATTCCATAATTTAAGTTGTAATTATCTTTCTCAAATCTTGGAGTTTCTTGAATATATTTTATTTCCCCTGTATCTTCATCATAAATGTTTTGTCTAGTTATTGTCTCTATTGGTCTGTTAAAGCTCCATGCGTCTGTAAGATATGGAGTTATGGTCAAACTGGGCGAGGTGCAAACAATCCCTTGACTGTAGCGATTCTGAGGCAGTGTGGAGGGTGTTATCATGGTGGCATTGTTATTTACCACGCCCTGTGCATTACTAGAGGGGCTTGCTACAGTCGTGTTAGCCAAAACCTTTGCAGGGCTTAAAAATAAAATTATTGCCCAAAGACAGAGGTTGTTTCTGTAGTTGTGGTTGTTGTGATAGTCCGATTGATATGAGTAATTGTGTCGATTCCGCTTCCCTGTAGTGACTCTACTAAACTGAAACTTTCCCCAGCGTTTTTGATTTTCCATCTTGGAACAGCCTCTAAGTTTGGAGAAGTCCAACTAAAATTAACCCCTTGAAGTGTTTGAGTTGTTTCTGTTGTAACGTCAGGGTTAATATATCCGTTGAGATCAGCCGACTCAATATTGTGACCACTTGCGGAATATGAAAAGCCATTATTCCACTGATAGCTTGAAATTTGCTCATTGATGACAGATTGCGAAGTACTGGACTGAGTAGATGACCCGCTACGAAACTGGGGAACCACAGGTGTAGCAAGGGTTCTCAGAGGTAGTAATAATATTAATAATAACCAAAATCTAGTCAATTTCAATTTGGACAGTAGTTGACGCAATGCAGCTAGTTCCAGAACCCCCAGCAGCGCAAGTATGAATACCAGAACTAACACTGGTTAAAGCAAGGTTGCCAGCAGTACCACCAGAAATAACTGTTGTCTGTCCACCTAATACTGGTAAAGTTGCAATCCCACTTGTAGGAGTTATCGCAGTTTGTGTTCCATCACCAGCTTGATATGACTCAGAAAGAGAAAATGCTGATCCAGCCGTTGTTACTGTTTTATTTGTGTGCATTACGTTAGGTACTCCATCATCACCAAAACTTCCAAGATTTAACCCACCTACCCCATTTGTCACCACATTGTCCCCTGTTCCTGTAGAAGTAGTTATATTATTTCCACTTATAGAGTATGAACTAGGTGCGGCATTTGTAATTACATAAGGAGAGTCAATAGAAATCTGAGCAGAAGTTACATACTTGGCCGTTATATCTGCAAAGGCACTAGAGGGAGAAAGAAAAATAATAAAAGGCAGTAGTTTTTTCATTTGATGCCTACTTTAGAGTTCTTATTATCTACTATAGTATCTTTTTTCTTTTTTATCGAGAACCCAAGT